AAGTAGAATTAGACGAAAGCCAAAAGGCAGCATTAGCAAAAGAACTTTCAAAAGCGTCTGCTACATCTGAAAAAGGTAAAAAAGCTGTAACTTTAAAGAAAGCACCTTGGGACGAACAAGTTGACGAAACCACTTTATCCGCAATTAAAAAACCAATCAATATGACAGGACCTGATGGCAAAACTCGTACTGTTTATAAATCAATAAAAAATAAACAGTACGACGATAAAGGTCAGGATAAGATTGTAGCGAATGAGGAAGTTGAGCAAATTGATGAAGCGTTTAAGCCTGGCATTATTAAATTTAAAAATAATCAATCTATGATTTTAAGTAAAGAAGACTCTGACATATTAAATAAAATGCTTAAAAAATTAACTTCTACTAATCGTAAAAAAATGGAAACGATTGCTATGAAAGATAAAAAAGGATTTGCAGAAATCTTAGAATTTGCAAAGGAAGCAATGTAATGATTTTAAAAGTATTAGGAAACTCTGTTAGCTTTACGACAGCAAACACAGTATCAGATTCAACGTTAGTAAGGCTTTATGCAGCTTCTGCTTCAAATGTAACCATTTCAGGTACTGTAAACGGTGGATTTACTATGGGTGCAGGAACTTCTGAAATTATTGAAAAAGCCGCGACCGATACTGTAGCAGGTTCAACAACATTGATAGCAACCCCAATAGCTTACAGACATTAATAATTATAAATATAAAACAAATGTAAAAACAGGAGTTTATCTTATGAAGTTAATTACCGAAATATTTAACGAAGACTGTTCGGTCGTTACTGAATCAACCGAAGATGGTAAGAAAAATTACTTCATTGAAGGTATCTTTATGCAAGGCGATATTCAAAATCGTAATGGGCGTTCATATCCGAGTAACATTTTAGATAAAGAAATGCAACGTTACAATAAGAATTTTGTTGAAACAAAAAGAGCTCTTGGTGAGCTTGGTCATCCAAATGGTCCTCAAATCAACGGCGAACGCGTTTCACATTTAATTACTGAAATGAAACGTGATGGATCAAACTTTATCGGAAAAGCAAAAATCCTTAGTACGCCAATGGGAGAAATTGTAAAAACTTTTATTGACGAAGGCGTGAAATGTGGAGTTTCAACACGCGGCCTAGGGTCTGTAAAACCAAGAAAAGATGGCGTCATGGAAGTGCAAGATGATTTCCATTTAGCAACAGTTGATATTGTGACAGATCCTTCAGGTCCAGACTGCTTTGTAAATGGAATTATGGAAAACACAGAATACTTTTATGATATTGCTTCAGGTACATGGAGACCTCAGGTTGCAGAACAGGCAATAGAAGAAATCGTTAAAGAAGTAAAACAAACTTATAAACGTACCGTGAGAGTTATTGATGAATCTCATGCCACGAAATTATTTGAAAAGTTTATATCTTCATTAAGAAATTAATTTTTATAAATAAATGGATATGAAACACGAATCCAAATTAAAAGGAGAGTAATATGTCAGAATTAGATGAAAAATTCGTTGCAGACGACGGTATTTCTACTGTTCCTGATGCAGTCCCCGGAGAAGGTGGCGAAATCAAGAAAAAGAAAGCCGACGTTAAAGCAAAAGCAGACCCAAAAGCAGATAATATCGAGGATATGGTAAAAACTCCGCAAGGTAAAGCCGATACAAAGGCTCCATCCCGTAAAGCAGATAAAGCAATGGGCGAGTCTGAAGAAACAACTGAAGAAGTAGAAGTAATTGAAGAAGAAATTATTTCTGTAGAAGAATCCATTTCACAAATGTTCGATGGTATGGATCTATCAGAAGACTTCAAATCTAAAGTAACTTTAGTATTTGAAGCTGCCGTAAATGAAGCTACAAAGGCACGGGTTGAAGAAGCTGTTGCTAAGCTTGAAGAAGATAGCGATAGACAATTACAAGAAGCAGTCGAAGAAGGTATTAATGGTATCATTGAAAACCTAGACTCTTATCTTGATTATGTTGTCCAAGAATGGATGACAGAAAATGAACTTGCTATTGAAACAGGCATTAAAGTTGAAATGGCAGAGTCCCTGATGGATGGACTTAAAGAGCTATTCACTGAACATAATATTGAGGTTAACGAAGAGACTGTTGATGTAGTTGCTCAACTTGAAGAACAAGTGGCGGAATTACAAACTCAAGCAAACGAAGCTATTAATACTAATATTGAGCTTGGTAAAGAAATTAATTCGTTAAAAGCATCAAAAGTATTTGATGAAGTATCAGAAGGATTGACTGTCTCACAAAAAGAGAGATTGAAAACTCTGTCTGAAAAACTGGATGATGAAGATCTTGAATCTTATAAAGGCGATCTTAACACACTTAGAGAATCATTCTTTAAGAAAGATAAAGTCGTCGTAAATGAGAATGCAGAAGAAGAGGAAATTGTGCTAGAAGAAGATCAGCCCAAAAAACAAGTTTCTCAATATTCTACAGTTCAGGCTTTAATTGAAGCTCTAGACGCCAAATCATAAGTATTCGCATTAGTGAAACAAACAAAATTATAAATAAACTCAGTTGATAACAAAAGAAAATAAGGAGAGACAAAAATGAGTCAATCTACTAATAAAGCACTTGTTGAAAAGTGGGGTCCTCTTCTTGAGCACTCATCTTTCGCACCAATTCAAGACGAGCACAGAAAAGCAGTTACTGCTACTCTTCTTGAAAACACAGAAAAAGCTTTAGCTGAAACTGGTGATCAGTCAGTTAATATGACATCACTACTTCAAGAAGCGCCAACAAACGCAGCCGGTACAGGTGGTTTTGGTTCAGGCGCCGGTGCATCACCGGTAGCAGGTTATGACCCAGTACTGATTTCATTGGTACGTCGTTCAATGCCAAACTTGATGGCATATGATATTGCAGGCGTTCAGCCAATGACTGGTCCAACTGGCCTGATCTTTGCAATGCGTTCAAACTACAATGCACAATCAGGTAACACTGCACAGGAAGCTTTCTATAATGAAGCTGATACAGACTTCTCTGGTACAGGTACTCATTCCAGTACAACAGGAGCTGCATACGGTGGTGTTTCAACAGGTACTGGCCTTACTACTACAGCGGCTGAAGCCCTGGGTGATGGAAACGGTACAAACTTTGCAGAGATGGCGTTAGCGATCGAAAAAGTTACTGTATCTGCAAAATCACGTGCGTTGAAAGCGGAATACACAACTGAGCTTGCTCAGGATTTGCGCGCCGTACACGGTCTTGACGCAGAAGGCGAACTCGCAAATATTCTTCAGTCAGAAATCTTGGCTGAAATTAACCGCGAAGTTGTTCGTACAATTTATACATCTGCGGTAACAGGCGCAGCTGGTGCTGATTCACCTGGTACGTTTGATCTTGACATTGACGCAAATGGTCGTTGGTCAGTTGAAAAATTCAAAGGCCTGATGTTCCAAATCGAGATTGAAGCCAATGCAATCGCAAAAGCTACTCGTCGGGGCAAAGGTAACATCGTTATCTGTTCTTCTGATGTTGCATCAGCTTTACAGATGGCCGGTGTTCTTGATTACGCTCCAGCGCTGAATGGTAATGCACTTTCAGTTGATGACACAGGCAACACATTTGCTGGTGTTCTTAACGGTCGTTACAGAGTGTATATTGACCCATATGCAGGTAGCAACTATCTGGTCGTAGGTTATAAAGGTGCAAGCGCATTTGATGCAGGCTTGTTCTATTGCCCATACGTTCCATTGCAAATGTACCGCGCAGTTGGAGAAAACAGCTTCCAACCAAAAATCGGGTTCAAAACTCGCTATGGTATGGTTGCAAACCCATTCGCATTTGGTTCAACTCGTTCAGCTGGCGCACTTACCGCCAACAAAAACGTGTACTACCGTCGCGTATACGTATCCAACTTGTTCTAATAAGAAGTCGGAAAAAACCGAACAAAACTGGGGGATCTTTGATCCCCCTTTTTTTATATTGATGATTTTTCGTGTTTTGGTATTTCGTTTTCAGGTAAACAAGCTATAGCAGTTATTGTGTCATTAAACCCTGCTATGGCAATTACTTCAATTGCAAGTGTTGACGCATTACTAGGATTATTTACGTAAACTATACACTCATCACGAGTTTCAAAGGTTTTTCCTTTCATAGCAAACGGTTCTATGTTTGCCATAAAAAATACTATAAACCAAATCACACTCCTAACGCTTCTAAATACATTTGTGTTATTGCGTTTTCGTTATCCACATCATCACGATTACGTTTACGAATAGCAATAACTTTACGCAAAACTTTTGTGTCATAGCCACGACTTTTAGCTTCTTGCATAACATCTTTTTGCGCGTCTTGTAAATCCTGCTTTTCGGTTTGCAATCGTTCGTAGCGTTCAACAAAAGAACGAAGCTCATCCGCTGTTACTTGATAACTATCTTGACTCATAATATAATCTCCTGCTGTTGTAAATTTCATATCACCCATATCACGATTAACAGCTTCAAATGACGGGTAACCTTTTTCAAATACAGGCGCTTCCATTACTTTTTCACTAGCTGATTACAAACGACACCAGGTTGTGTATCAGTTTTTCCTTGTGAAATATAATCTTTTCCTTCAACGAATTCAGGATACGGTTCTCGGCATCCACCTTCAATTCGTTCCCATGTATATCCGTCAGCTCTTTTTTCAGCTTCCATTTCTAAAAATTCATGATTATCATGCATAAACAGCATTAAAACAATTGCAAAACCCATAATATTTCTCTCCTTATGATACTTGAATAGCAATATATATACATAGACCAAGGATTGTTAATTTACCCCAATCTAAATCAAAGTCGGTACCTTCACCGTATTTTTTCTTAAACTCACTTATTTTCATTTTTTAATCCTCACAATGATTGCATTTTTTTTCCTACGTCCGCCATCCTACAGCTAAAGGCCCATTCGTTATCGTACCACGCTAACACTCTAACCATTCGTTTATTTACAACTCTAGTTTGTTGAGGAGCAAAGATGCAGCTCTCAATCGTAGTATTAAAATCGCTACTTACTAAAGGAAGTTCTTCGTAACCAATGATACCTTTGAAACCATTTTGACTTGCAAGAGACATTGTGTCATTAATAAGTTCTTCGGTTACATCTGTATTTAAATTAACTGTAAGATCCACACAGCTTACGTTTTGAGTTGGAACACGTATAGCGCTACCCATTATCTTACCTTGAAGCTTTGGATAAACGTGTTTTAAAGCTTTAGCAGCTCCAGTACTTGTTGGTATCATATTAGATCCAGCAGCACGAGCTCTATACATATCCCTATGTCTTCTATCAATAGTTCCTTGGTCACCAGTAAAACTATGAACCGTGGTCATTTGTCCGCTTTCAATTCCAAAAGCTTGATCTAATACTTTTACGAGTGGAGCTAAACAATTAGTCGTACAACTAGCGTTGCTTACAATTTTATCTGATGATTTTAATTCATTATCATTTACACCATATACGACCGTTCTATCTACATTGACTGCTGGAGCACTAATTAAGACCTTTTTTGCTTTACCATAATTAATGTGATGAACCGCAACATCTCCGTCATTATAAGCACCGGTACATTCAAATACTATATCAACATCATTCCAAGTTAAAAATTTATTATCACGTGAATGACTCCAGCTTATCTTGTACGTTAAATCTTCTCTGGGTGTAAACCTTCCATGAACACTATCATATTTTAAAAGGTGAATATTTTGTTCTGGATCTCCACTAGCGTTTATTTGTACAAGTTCCATGTCGTCTCTGTCTTGCATGATATGCCGAGCAAGACATCGACCAATCCTACCAAAACCGTTTATACCAACTCTCATGTTTTACTCATTTTTAATTTAAACATCTTGTAACCAATCCTTTATAAGTCCAAAAGAGCTTGTAAGAAAATATATTGAAATGTGAGCAAAAAATACTCCAGCAAGCACTTCATAACCTAACTTATACATATTATACGTAGACGCAAAATACATAACAGCCACTAATAATCTTAAAGTATATACTTCTTTAGGTGGTATTTGTATCTCGCTAGTTGCTGATCTAGAAATAAGAGATGCTGCACCAATTGTTTGAAGAAGCACAAGCCAACAAGCCATACCCATGACTATATATGTAGGCCATATAATACTTTGGTTGGAAAGCACTAAAGCACTTGCTTGTATTAATGCGTTTCCAATTGCCAGCTTATGATTTCTTGAAAACATTAATACATTCCGCCTGGAATAAAATGCATATCAACAAGGATAAGGAGTAGGCCAAGCCATACTCCCCAAAAGATTACCTTCTTAGTATCCATTATGCAGCCTCTGCCATTTCTACCGCAAGGTTAAGAGCATCAACTTTACGTTTTGCATTTGCACCAAACCATGCTGAATTCATACGGCTATCAGTTGAACGACCAAGTTCATGGTCAGCCATATAAGTAACTGCATTGAACATTTGCCAAAACGAACCTTTTCTGAACTCAGCTCCAGGTTGAGTTTCTACAACTTGAACTGCACGTTCTGCTGTAGGTGAAAGAGTCTTACCTTCTTTTGTAGACTCACCAAAGATATTGCCAAAATACTTTTCAAGATCTTTTTGACCGTATTGCTTTGAACCAAGAAACTCGGCAGCTTCTTTGAATGTTTCAACTTTGCGGTGTGACAAACCAAGCAATTCTTTTACACGATCTGCGTCAAAAACAGAACGGTGATTTACACGAACTGCGGGCTGACCTGACTCAGCAAGAGCAACAGTAAGGGTGTTGTTGCATACAACACGTTCCATTACGAACTTAACGTCAATTGCTTTACCGTATTGATGAGGGTTTGAAAATAGAAGATAACCTTTTACTTCATCACCGCCAAACAGCGAGAAGCTATCTTGAACATCAGCTAATGCCCAAACAATACGACCGTCATTTAGTGAACCGGCGGTATCCATAATCATATCGCCTTTAGATACGAAATCAGCAAAGAATTCAAAAGCCTCTGCATTTTGAACTGGGTTCCAACCTGGACCAACTTGAGTTAAGATTTTACCGTCAGAAGAACGAACCAATGCTTGTTGACCTGTCGCAATATTATCGCCTTTATAACGAATAAATGTATCAACTTTTTCAACCGACCAATCAAGACCAGCTGCAACCATCATTTCTTGTGGAGTCATATCGTCTTCAACAGGAACTCCTAGTCCATGCCAAGGTAGACCTTGACTTTTACGGTATGCCATTTGAGCTTCACCGTTAATCATTTCTAATTGATGTGCCATGATATATTTTCCTTTTCATTTTGTATATAATTAATATATACTGATTCCATTATAATGTCAATTGTTTTATGATATGAATCCGTTTTCACGAGCCCATTCTTTCCAAGATTCAGACATTACATAACCAAGACTGTCTTCAACGAATTGCTCACCACAATCAAAGTAAAACGCTTCAACCAATTTTTCACGAGGAGCAGTATCCATGTGAGAAACAAATTCTGACAAGCCTTCGCAATCTGAGTTGCGGAAAAAAGTAACAGCTTTTTTCAGATCTTTAAGATCTTCCATGTACATATCAGACAAGCGTTTAGAACTTTGAGCGTAGCTGAATGTTTGATCCATTAGCTTTTTAACTGCGTTTAGAGGAGTTTCTAACCAAAATTTTTCAGTCTCATAGATCATTTACTTTTTCCTTTTCATTTGTTATATTAATAATATAACTGATTCTATATAGAATGTCAATAGTTGTTTTCATAATGTTGGTCAAAAGTTCCATAAAGTCTAAGCTTTACGTTACGAATATGACTACAAGGTTTACGAGGATTCTTTTTACAAGAACAACTAAAACCTTCGTTATGCATTGTCACGGTACCTTTAGAATAAATCCATTCAGTACCTACAGCCCAATGATCTTGAGTATTAATATATGATGCAGGAAAAATCACGCGGCTTCTACTATATCTTGTTGTGCTTGAATGATCATTTGCATTTCAATACGCTCAGCATTTTCTTCCTGTATTTCAGCCACAAACAAAACTTCTTCTTTCAGACGCTGAAGATCGTATCCAAATGTATCAGCACGGCGAAGAAGGTTGCGCAGTTGCTTAGCGAATTCATATTGTTCAATCATGGTATAGTCCTTTTCATTTGATATAACTATACTATCTGATTCGCAAGTGAATGTCAATAGAAAACTAGTGAATTGTTTCGTTTGCCATTGGTATTGCATTTACCATTGTATAAGTATGTTTTCCGTATCCGCTTTTAATAAGATCAATTGCATGCACATACTTTTCGTCAGAATTTATTTCTATTATTTCAAAGTCGCTGATTTTTGCACCCATAATATCTGTTATAAATTTTTTTGCTAATTTTTTTGTATCAAAGCTATATGCTCTTGGTAAGCCAAAAATATCATTCTTAGCCCATATTCCATAATTATTAATTACTCCTAGAAAAAAACCAAGATTTTTTTCAATGATTAAGTACCTCATCGCCTTCCTCAATAAAAAGGTTAAAATGTATATCGGCGACTATACTAACTATGCGGTGAATATGATTAGCGGTTTTTGTTGGATACCCATTCACTTTTATAATAGGAGCAGCTCTGTCCCATTGCTCCATATCAAAACAGTGACATCCAAGAAAAATATGGTTATCTGTAATAATTACCGGATGGTCAAAACCAAGAACAACTTTTGGTGGAATTGAAACCTTTGCAGCACCAAAAAGAACTGTATCATATTTTAATTCCGCAGTACCACTTACTTCTACTTCGTCTTCTAATATTACTTTACCTGATATATGAGCATTTCCTAATACTCTCGTATTACCAAGTATCTTGCATTTTTCTACTACCATTGCATTTCCGCCAACCTGTGCAGTAGGCGCAATTATACATGTGTCATCCACATGCGCAGTATTAGCAACAATCCCACCGCCATTTTTATGACGATGGGAAAGAACTAATCCGTTTCCATCTTTAAAATCGTGTAAGAATTGTTCTGTCAAGCAGCTATTCCTTTATATCCTTCCCACCAATATGGAGCTTCACGACCTTTTTCCCATTTTGCAAAATGCTTTGCTGCATGATAATATTTACGATATGCTGCAACAGGATCGCCAGGAACTTTGCACTCTGGGTAATGGTTCATTGCTTGTGGAAACTCTGTTAGACCGATGTTAGGTATGCCATGAGGAGGATTCCGTAGTACTTCTTTTAACTTAACGACAGTCATATGTGGCTTTTTATACCGCATTAAAAACTCGTCTGCGAGCCCAATAAAGTGGTTATAATGCCAAATATAATTGTCTTCAGATTCCATAGTCCAAACAGTACAAGGATGATTGTGATGTACTGCTTTATACAGAAAAGTTTCAAGATTAGGATTCTCATGAACCCAATAATTAATCATACGTTTACCTGATTTGGATGGTCGCTTTTCAACATAACCATTCAGCATGCGATGTGCTGTAGATAGCATCTGTGCTGACTCAACAATCATCTTACTACAATGTTTATCACAGACCATTTGAGCTGCTTCATGCGGCTCTTCTGATAGTACAAATATATTCATACATACATTCCTTTTTTACTAATATATATAATCTATCTGATTCTATGCAAAATGTCAATTAATTTCCATTTATCTGGCGATATTTTTTTCGCACTGATAAAAAATGTGGCAAATAATCATACGTTGGTATTTTAAATACCTGAGGTTCCGAACCATCTACAGTAATAAGAATCACACCCTGTTTAATAGGTATGCCAGTTCTTTCATAAAACGCTGCTGCATAAAACGACGCTTGAATAAAGTAATTTGTAATCCATTCTTCTTTCTTTGGTTTACGAGACGTCTTAAAATCAACAATAGACAATTCTCCATCAAACTCTGCAATACAGTCTACCTGTCCTGCACATTCAAGTTTGTCACTATATAAG